GCTTGATGCCATATATCCAACTGAGGATAGCGCCATCGAACAACATGTTGTGGCACAGGACTTCACTATCGTCCCACGGTAGGGTGGATAGATATTTAGCGATCTCGTCCTTGGTCCCGGTAACCCACTTGGCCTCCCCCCCGTCAAACTTGACACCGACTCCAATCACCTCAAAGCGTTTGTCACGTATGTATTCCTCTGTTGTTTGGTGCTTGAACCCGAGCTTGATTTTCGAGTCGTAGAATGTCTCAAAGTCTAAAGTTATAAACATTAGATAGTGGCTAGTACAGTCACAAAAAAGGGGAGTACGTCAGAGCCGTACCCCCCGCGTATTACTGTTGTGCAGGAATACCTAAACGCTGTGCCTCTTCAGCGGACTGATCGGCATATTCTTCGCAAGCCTTATCAAGCGCACGGCGTAGATACCACTGCGCCTTCTGTAAGTCTTTGACTTTATCCCCCTTGTGTTCCGCACGAGTAATGTACTTCACTACGTTGCCCAAGTTGTAATCCAAACCCTTCGCCTCGATGAAGTCGATAGTCTCGATACCACCTACGGTGTAGTGGTCTGGGTGATTAACTTGGTCTGGGCGTAGAAACGATGGGACCGTAAACGCCGGGATCGTCATAGTTTTCAGTTCACCTTGAGGTGGAAGAGTAATTGTAGTCGGTGGGGCATCCCCTGCAACCATATTATCTGCCGCCACTTTGATGTCAGCCTTCGGGATGAGCGCCCGCGCCTTACTACGTAAGATATACGCGTAAGTCTTGCTATTGACTTTCATCTTTTTGGTGAAATCATCTACTGACATGAACGGATCTTTCGTGAGCAGTTTAACTGCGCGATTAAGAGTACTTGCTTTAGCCACTTTATTCCCCTTCTGGAATGGGCGATTTAACAGACACGATACCTTTCCCGGTACGTGCTTCTAACATGGAATCTGCGATACGAAACGCAACATTGGCTCCGTCGTTGTGACCGTAGTCCTTGAATGCACTACGCGTTACCATACCTAACATAGCCAACCCTGCATATAGATCCCGCAGAGACTCCAATTCTTTATCATCCATAACGCAACTCCTTCAACTGTTTAATTAACTCAACAAGGTACTGTAGATCTGACGCGTTTTCGTTGATGACTGCGGTGTAGCCCCCGCTCAACTCAATATCCATCAGATTCTTCTTCTGCAACTCGGTAGGTTTGTTACCGTTTGCTTTCGCTTCGATCCCTAAGAATCGTCCATTAACACAACACAAGAAATCCGGTACGCCTGAGTTCCCCCATCCTGTACCTATTGGCATCGCATAATAAACTCTTTCCATTTTCAGGACTTCCTTTATCTTTGCCTTAACTTTCGCTTCGGGTGTCACCTTTCATTTCCTCCAAGTCTTTCTTTGGTATCACTAAACAAAAATACGAATCCGACGCTTGCCAGCCGATGTCGTGTAGATCTACGGGTCCATGATTCACATACAGTTCAGCCTTGAGTAGTTCTACATCTCTGACAACATACTGATGGCTTGCGAGAATCATAGCCAATCTCATCTTAATCAAATCCGGCAGCGTCTCATCCGTATACGTTCGTGTGTAATTGTCACCCACATACACCGTGTAAATTCCCTCTTCACGGTGTAGTGGAACTCTAATTAACGACCAGTCGGTCGGATGCACGACTGGGCTAATTTGTACAAATCTTACTGACATGGTGAAATCTTTTACGACCACCCAATCGGAATCATCATCCATTGTTCTTGATACTCCGAAACAGCCGTAGGATAGTAATAAGCAACATCTAAGTCAGCGTTGTACATGTCAGCCCTTGGTATGAATGGCGTGATCATGCTATGTCCAGTCCCCTCGTAAGCAACCTTCGCCATAGTTAGGATCGGAATCAAGTCCGGGTAAGTTTTGTAGAGAGTATCTTGGGAGATACGCTGATAGCTCTGCACGATCTCGTTCTGGTACGGGTCCTTATCGTTCTTAACCCGCTTGACCTTACCAACCATGATATGACCGCGCTTGTCTGCCGCGAGAAGATAAAACGGGTTCTCAAACATCCTCGTGATCTCTTTGTTCCTCTCCACTAGATTAGAATCGATCTCGTTGTATTTGTCAAGTGCCGTTTGACATTTAGTTCGGTCTACAAACAACGGCGCTCCGAGCATGATGGTCTTCAATAGTTGATGGACCTCATCACCAGTGAATGTGTCTGTAGATTTATAGATCTTACCGAAGTGTCCTTCTACTTGGTGCTTCAACCCGTCCACCGCTCGCCTGAGTTTGCTGACCACCAGATCGGGCTTGATAACATTGCTTTTCTTCAGAGCACCCATCAGCGAAGATAGTTTGTGGCTAGTCCACGTGGTTCGATGCAAATCAGACTTGCCACGTTCTTTAGTTGAAAACGGAGTGTGAAATGCGTAGTGAGTTTTGGCATCTTCCTCCCACGCGTACACGTGACCCTGCGCGAACCCATTCTTGTCAACCATATAAAACGTATTAGCAGAAGTTTCGGGACCGACACGCTGATACTCGTGCTTGTGATCTAACACCTTCAAGCCATAGTGATGATGTAACTCACGGATAAGTGGTGACACCGTATCGTTGGTGAGTGCGGTGATGAGTGAGTCCGTGGTGAACTCACCGTAAATTAGTTTGTTAACAGACATTTTCAAATACTCCTCAGTCGTTGTTGATCATTACTTTCTTGCCCACGGGAGGGTGGAACGATGTATTCTCCGTCACCATCCAGAGAGTTGGCGGGATGACATCCCACAGGAACGAAGACTCAACGTAGCCATCTGTGAAGACAATTACACAGTCTGCGTTGATTCTTTCTTTGACGATGTGATCGCTAACGCAGCCCACCCGAGTACCCCCGCCACCTACAGGCTTGAGCATCTTCGCCAACCCCATGTAGTTGCCCTCAAAGATCTGCTCGCCATGCACGTGCGTGTCCCACCACAGAACGCGAACTTTTTCTGGTTCACACAAATCGCAGATAGATGCCAGTTCTGTTGCAAACCCCGTAAGAATGTCACCGCTGATTGATCCCGACGTATCGATGGCAACCACAACCTCACCGACAGTCTCGTTCTCGATGCTTGGCAAATACAAGTCATTGACCAACTGACGCTTGTTCAGCCGACGCCAAGTGAACTCATCCTTGCCACGGATCGATGATGAAACGATGTCGCGCAAAGCGTCTTTCCAATCTACCTTTGGTGTAAGAAGATCACTGATAGCGCGTGGCATTTTACCGCCCATCCGCCCAGCTAACATTCCACCCTCACGTAGAGCTTTATCAATCGAGTCGCCCAACTTCTTCACATCTTCGGGGTCCATGCCTTCGACCAACTTCTCAAAGTCATGCTCATCAAAGTCGCCATCGTTGGGAATGTCTTTAAGTTCATTACCATTGATGATGATCTTGTCTGACTTCTCGCTCTCACCATCAGCAGGCTCATCGCCTGAGCCACCACCCGGAGCGGGATTCCCTTCGTCGCATGGCTTACCTTTCTTTCCACGTGGGGGTGGAGGAGGATTCTGCTTCTTCAGATGATCCCAGACCTGACGCACAGACCAATCGTGGAACATCGAGTCATACAACGCACCATCAGGTAGCTCGACAATACGCTCGGGTGTATTACCGATTGTTCCGCTAATGTTGTAAATGATGTCGTTGACCACAAAGTCTGCTGCCATGTTTGCCAGCTTACGGTTCTCCTTGAACAAGTCCAGATGACGCGGCAACTGCTTGAGCGCAACGTGCAGGTTCTCGTGCAGGATCAGACCACGACGCTTGGCAGGGTTGGTGATCTTCTCTAGGAATTGGCGGCAATACTTCTTATTGACACCATCGGTGTACGCGGTGAAGTTACCGTCTTCGACCGCGCTCTCTCCCATCAGCATGACACCTGAATACAGGGCAGTTTGTGGGTGCTTCATCAGCGCGATGTGCGCTTGCTTCAACAAAGTTTCTTGACTAGACATACTATCCTCTACTTGATTAATTAACTTTCCACCTGACGGTGAACACTAACATTCGGGATTCCCGAACGGGAAACAACCGGGAACCCCGATCCCGATTAGCTAAAATGCCGCGCAATCAGCGGATTGTTCAAAGACTCACACACAAGACGTTTCTTGTATCCGTTGCCGATATTCACGGCACGATAGTAGAAACACGCTTTACCAAGCGATCCAGTAATCGAGTACTTGGTGCGATACGAGCCGCGTCCACGACCTATCTGAACCAAGAACACGGACTGATCTGTGTACGCGATTTGTTTACCATCAATTTCAGCTACTTTTACTTGCATCATTCACCTCACAACAACTCGTGATTGTTCTTCGCCCACTCACCGATCTTCGCATTGTTACGTGCGAGTTTGATTGCTCGTGGACTACGCATCATCATGGTGAAGAACACCGCCTGAACCTCGGACGAACGAATGCGCTCAACGAACTCCATGAATGAAGAGAGTTCATCTTGAGTCGCAAGCGTATCGACCGCTTGGAACATCATCATCAACTGCGCGGCAACATCATCAGGGACCGGGACACCTTTGGGATCTTTTATTACATCCTTAACATCTATGACATTCTTTTCCATGTCCAAGAACACCATCATGTCTTTGGCAGCAGACAGACCAATGGTCCCGGCCATTGTCGCTTGCACGAAGTTGGGCTTCAACTTATCACGCTTACGCACGATCACATCGTTCTTGGCAAGCGAACGTGGCGACACAAACGACAACACCCCGTTTCCGGGCTTGAAGATGTAGGGATTATCTTTTGTATGATCCCCCTCTCTGTACGATTGCAAGCACTTCGGGTACATAGAAACCCACGCCCTCGTGACACGGGAAATACCGTTGGCGCTCGCCCATGTCAACCAATCGTTTACACTTGGTTTGCTCAACTCCACGATACACACACGATTACCTGCGTGAGCGAGCATCGTGTCACCGACGCCATCTGACGAATTGTTAGATGTTGCAATAATCCACGACCCATCAGTCAGCGCCTTGTCACCGACCATGCGCTCCAACAACATACGGGTAAAGATCACCTGCAAGAGTTTCGGCGCTTTGTTCAACTCGTCGAGCATGATCACCTTCGGACGCGGGTCGCTCAGGTTGAACAACGACGCCACGTAGTACACAAGCTCTTTGGTGACATGATCAGGTATTGTCATACCGATGTCGCTCATGTCCTTGACCGGACAATCGACATAAATATAATCCCTACTGTCGTCAGGGAAATGCTGCCCTGCTTTGCGCCACTTGTCGCCGTTGTCTTCGGCAAGCATCCCCAAGAGAGAACTCTTGCCGCATCCGGGTTCGGACAGAACAACAACAGACAACTCGTCGCCGATCAAGGGAATACCCTGACGCAGTTCATCGATGCTAACAACTGGACGGAAATTAAGTGCTGACATTTTAAATACTCCTCAATGATGGGATGGACTGATAAATAAACTCAAACACACTGAAACGAACCGAAC